ATCTTCAAAACCTAAAACTTCATGTTCCGAAGTAAGATTTTCTTCTTCAATATACATAAATCCACTATCGTTACCTTCAACGACAGGATGAGCAACTTTAACTAAAGCCATTTTGATTTTCCTTTTATACAATAAAGGGGCCAAGCTAAAAGCTCAACCCCTTCGTTTGCAGCGTCTTTAACTATTAGTCCGCAGACAGAATAGCGATGTGTTCAGCCTTAGTAACACCAACACCCCAAGCTGCAGAAATTTCATACTGCATTTGGCGATATTGCGGATACATAGCAATTTCAAATGCAAAGCCAGTACGAGGATCAACAATAGTAGAACGATCAACAGCCAAGTCGCCGCCATCAGGTAAAGCCGGAAGGCGAGCAAACAAAGCAAGTGCGGCTTTATTGAAACCCACATTACGATTGCCAGAAGCTTTGATCGAAACGCCTTGAGCAGAAGCAGGTAAAGCTTGCTGCAAACCAGGAAGCGCTAAAGTAATAGCACCGCCAGCAGCAAGAGAGGCAATGCCAGTATTAACAACATACTGATTAGGATCGCCAGCAAACTTAACAATATCGCCAGCAATAATAGTACCAGTACCAGCGGCGGCTAAGTTGATGACAGTAGCGCCTTTGGTATAACCAGCAGTATTAGTAGTAGGAGAACCAGCAAGAGTACCAATTGCAGGCGCAACAACTTGAGCACTTTCACGAATTTGGAAACCGTGAATATCAAGCAATGTACCTTGGCGAAGCATAGTCGTATCAGCAGCTTCGTTAGCCTTGGTCAACTGAGTAAGGGTCCGCATAGCGGCACCTTCAGTAGTACCAATAACCATTTGCAAGTCAGACAACGGAGAACCGTTATCAGACAAAACCTTACGAAGATTGGCAGGATCAGCAAGATTGGTAGAAAACAGAGTGCTAGACGCCGGGCTAACAGCGCGAGAAGCGCCTAAAGCCGCAGCAACAGCAAGATCGCTTTCCATAAAGTTAGTTAAAGTACGGATAGCTTGAGCACATTGTTGAACAAAGATCGGACGTTGACCCGGACCGTTGTTATTCACACCGCGAGTATCTTCACCATTCCAGCGGATCGGAACACGTTGAGCGCGAGTAATGGTAAAAGGCAAATTGCCAATAGTCTGATCACCATCGTTCGGCGGAGTAACACCGGGAGTGATGGCAGTAGAAGTAGCAGCAGGCGCAACAAACGACATAACAGTTTGGCCAACAGCGGCGCGAGCAACACTAGTATCAAGAGTACAAGCCGGAATAAAACCGACCAATTCGCGAGAAACAACATCAAGCGCTTCGTAAAGCGTAGGAATAAGACCAGTTAAAGTATTAGACATTTCAATTTTGACCTTCGGGTTAGTCTGTTAAGACAGCGCCCTTACTAAGATCGCCGGCATAAGCACCAGGATTAGCTTCGTAAGCAGCGCGCGAGATTTGTTTAGTACCAGCAGAAATAGTTTGATTTGCGCCTCGCGCACCGGTTCCGCCATTAGCGGGAGCCGAAACATAGTGCTTACCTTCGTCGCCTTGCGACCATTCTTTGATATAATCACCTAGTGATTTATCACCAACAACAGCAATTCTTTTACCATCAACGTCTTTAAGAGCAACGTTTTCAGCTAAAAGCTTTTTAACCGCAGGAATAAACGGCGCGGCAACATTATGTGCCGTTAACGCCTCTGTTAAGCCATTATCAACAAGAAGAGTTTTAACAATACCGGCTTCACTTTCTAAATTAGTTTTAGTTTCATTAAGTTCTTTATTAACCAACTTAAGAGATTTATTAGCTTCTTTTAACTCTGTTTGATTTTTCTCAAGAGCTTCCTCCAATCGCGCCACTTCTTTTGCATCTGTTTGTCCCTCTTGAGCTTTCTTGAGCTTTCCAAGAAGTTCAATGTTCTTGTCTTTGAGACCCTGAATGTCTTGCTCATGTTCAGTAGCCTGTTCAGCAAGAGCCACTTTAATCAAATCAGCAACAATCTTTTTATCAGCAGCATCGGTAGGATCGTAAGCCATTTTAGTATTCCCCTTGGGAGTAAGGCCCTAGGCCTTGTCAAAAATTACGGTTGGATTGCTTCGGTCGAGTTGTCAAGCGCCTGTTGATTTGTTCTTAGGATTTTCTAAGCCTGGATTGCTTGGCGCTTCAGTAATTAGCTTTGGTTGACCAGTTGCAGGATCAATTTGAGGCATTAAAGCTTTAGATGCGTCAGCAGCTTCTTGTTTTTCTTTAGCAGCTTGAGTTTGATGTTCTTCAAAAGTTACTTCAGCTTCAATCAAATCAGCACGTTGGAATAAATCAAACAATTCTTCTTGAGTAAGAGCATTTGCTTGAAGAGCTTGTACATACGCAGTTAAAGTAGGACCATCAATTGCAACAGGTAAGAAATCACGATTTAATTCATAATTAATATCGGCTTCGTTGGTTGTTGCATCTGCCCACATTGAGAACCAAGTTAGGCATTTTTCTAAACCTAACGAAACGGCAAGTGAAATTGATGATAAAATACTATTTTCGCCAACTTTACTCATAGCTGTAGTAAAAGCTGTTTCTGGAGCTTTCTTTTCTTCAGCAAGCATTTTGGCCCCAAGTGTAGCCATCATACCTTCTTTGCGATCCATATTGCTTTCTAGTGTGGATAAACCACCACCAGTAAATTCAATATAACCAGCTTTTGCATCAGGATTAGATAGAACAAGTGCAGATTGAGAACCTAGATAAATTTGAGCAGGTGTTCCATCTTCATTCAGCGGGTTCATACCTGCAACCCAAAGCATCGGTAATGCAGTAAAATGACAACCGTGTTCATAGTCAGCACTTGTTCTATAGTGCGACAAATTGACATCAACTAAGTCTAAGATAGGGGGTTCGTCAAAATCTGCATTTGTGCCATCTGGACAGATAAACATAAATGGAATATAGTTTAGATTTTGTCCGTTCATTACTGGATAAAGATCAGAACCAATTTGAATATCTTTTCCATCTTTATCATCAATTTGAAAAATTCTAACTCTGTAAATATTCTGATTATCTAAATCAAGAACACGATATTGAGCTTTTTGTTTATTAGTCCATTGATCTTCAGCAATAGTTACAAATTCTTGCAATACAACTTTAGAAAGAACGGTTTCATTATTTAAAGTTGTAAAGTCCCAATTAAGAATATTTTCAGCAGTATACGTTTGCATAGACGGACGCAAACCCATTTTCTGAACATTGGCCACGGTTAAAGGTGCATCATCATTAGTTTGAGATTGTGGGTAATCAATAAGAATGCCAATACGCCCAACTTCAATAACTTCATTTACTGTTTTACGACTAAACACATCAAAAGTAGTTCCAGCCATATCTACATTTTTAAGTAGATTTGTAACATTATCTGAAACTTGAATAGTTGCAGGCTTGCGAAAAATCATACCAACCATAGCTGATACAGTACGAGCAGTAGCATTGTAGAAATTAGCTCGCATCACATAGCTATTATAATCTTTTACAGATTGTTGGCTAAGCAAAGGTAAATATAAAACACCTTTACTTTTTACCTGATCACTACCAGCAACAACATCTCTACAACGTGTCCATTGAACATAATCGTTGTTGTAACCTTCATAAGTAGTACGCACACCTTTTTGGCCAGCTAAGCCAGAAAGCGGAGAAGTATTTATCGAAGGAACCATCTAAATACCTGTAACTTTAATATGAGATGCATTATGACGAACAACAGGATAACGATTAGTAATAAAATAACCACCAGCATCGACAGAATGGTCTAAACCAGAAGTCTTATCGGGTTCACCATTCTTATCGTAAGCTTGTTGTTCAAGACCTGTAGTAAAAGATGGGCATTTATCAACATTAACTTTTAAACGACGGACATTTTTATTAGAACAAATCATCGCATTTACTGACAAAACACGATCACGAACTAACGGATTTGCCGGATTATGTATAACTATAAAATTAGCACTTTTTAATAAACTAATATCAGATTCACTAGCGTTATTAGATTTACGAGCATTGCCAGAAGCATCTGGATATATAAAAATTTGTCTATTAGGATAACGCTGTTTAAGCATTACAATTAAAGTAGGTGTATCAAATACTTTAGTAAGTTCATCAATGGCAATCGGTTCGTTATTACGTATAACGAAAATAACACTTGCCATATTAGCAACATTAAAATCTTGGCCGATATGGATCGGTTCGCCATCTTGTAACGTTTCAGTAGTACCATTTAAAATTCTATCAAATTGAGGATAAACAGAACCAGAAGTTAAGTTTACAAACTCACCATTAATATAAGCTTCAATTAAATTTGAAGGATACAAAGCCAATAAGTCAGCGATATAATCAGCAGGCAAATTCCTAAGATTACTATACGTCGATGCTTTAATGATTTTGTATTGTTCATCTGGCGGTGCTTTCTTCCATAGTTCATAAACAAATCTGAAACCTTCAGGTGTAGTTCCAACAGCAATAGTATTTGAAATTTCAGCTTCGATTATTTTATTTGTAGCAAGATCAAGTTTCTTTTTCTTTTGTCGATTACGAGCAACTACTTTTTGCCAAACAAGTTTAGCGTCTGGAGTTTTTAAAGTATCTAATTCATCAACTAAACTGTCAGCAACCTCATAACCCACAATACGTGCCGGATTATCCATTGTTCGAAAAAGCATATCTCCAGCGCCTTCAAACATAATGCGCGGTTTTGTACCTGTTCTGGATTTATACGGCAAACCTAAGTCTTCAAGTTTTTCCTCAAATCTTGGAAAACCAATAGTTGAAACTAGATCATAAGTTGGTAAGTAATAAGCAATATCGTTATATGGAAATTCATATTTTAACTTTAAAGCACGATTAATTAAAGCTTCTGTTTTACCACTGCCAAAACCACCAACGAATGCAGGATAACGCCAAGGTGAAGTTACAAGCTCAAATTGAGGTTTACTAAGTTCAATTAATCTAGGTTCAGTCATCTTGATACCTAGTAAATGTAAACACAGGTAATTGTTTTGGAGTATTATCAGTAGTCTTTTTATCTACTTGTTTAATAATTTCACCTTCAATTTGAGCATGTAATTCAAGTGCCTTTAAACGTTCTCTAGCGCTTTCGTTAATATCAGAATAAATAGTTTTTAAGATCAACAAACGTTCTTCACGACTATCCAAATTACTATTCTTAGGAACATTTATTTCACGATCAATTTTATCTAATAATTCTAGATCAGAACCCCAATGTTGAGCAGCAGCAAATGCGCGCGTTGGTTCTCTAAGTTCTCTAAAAATATAAGTACAAACTTCATAAGTAGAATATTTGGCACGCCACTTCGCCATAAGACGAACAAACTCAGACTTTAGAGCTTGTTCATCTTCATCTTCAAAAATCAATACTGGCGAAAATGTCTCGGACATACTGTAACGCTAACCGCGTTTGGCGTTTAAGTAAACTGACTTTAATGCGGTGTAGTGGGACACATTTTCAACCACACTGAATTGTTCGGAGCGACTTGGTTAATTGTATCTAAAGTATCGGTTCTACTAAGTTTTACGAATTTAAACGATGTGCAAAAAGCAGCATTAGTCGCGGAAATTGGAGTCGGAACCGGGTTTAAGTGCTGACAGGCTAGCAGCGGTGTAAGGCACAAAACCAGCCCTAGCGATTTGAGCCGTTTGAATAACTGCATTGGCTTGACTTTCACTTGCAAGAGCTTGTTGAGAAGCTCCAAGTTGAATAGCAGTAGTTGTTGCAGCATTTTGGCTGAACCAGCTTTTCGCCAGTCCAGCCAAAACAGTAGCAACAAACGAAAGTATTGTTGCTAACATTTGAATTTAAGAATTAGAAGAAGTAGCAACACCAGCGCGAATAAACGCACCAAGCAAAGCAGTAATGCCAAGTTGTACAGCTTGAGCTAAACTATCTTGACCACTTGCATACAAAGCAACTGCACCGACAATACCAGCCGCAGCAGTAATATAAGTCTTATAACCAGACAGAACGTTCATTTTTCACCTATTTAAATAAGTTGAGATTGAGCCGCATTAACAGCAGCAACATCTGCACTATCACCATTATTCACAGTATTTTGCAAAGTAGTAATAGTATTGTTAGCATCGGTCAATTGTTGCGTCAAAGTAGCAACTTGAGCCGAAAGTGGATCGTTAGCAATTTGCGCTTGAAGTTGAGTCACTTGAGCATTTGCAGCATCAAGTTGAGTTTGAATAGCAGCAACGGCATTTGCCTTTGAAGTATTCGCAGCAGCAACTAAATTATTAATAGCAGTTTGCATATCAGGCGTCATATTATCAAATCCTTGCAAGGGTTGAGTTTGAACTAAAGAAATTCCATGAACAAACCTAGGATTTTTTCGTTCATAGAAGTATAGAGCTAACGCAATTGCGAATACAAAAACGCAGCCTATTACAATTCCCACAATAATAAGCGTCAAATGTGGGGAAATTCCGAATTTTTGACCGATCGTATATAATCCGCCAAGTAAAGTTGCAGCTAAAGTAAGATGAACACCATCTCTAGCTCTAGAAAGTTGTTGTTGATCAGGTTCTTTATGAACTGCTAAAGTATTTGGTGCAATTTCAGTTAAATCAATAGTTGCAACAGCTTTATTTACATCTTGTAAGTGCCAAAGTGCAACTTCTGCACTTCGCCTATTCACTAAACCTTTACACACTTCAAGTTGTTTAGTTTTTGGATTGCGAACATGAGTAAATTTCATCATTTCGCCAGGAACTTGATCAAACTTATAAGTATTTATAAGTTTCCAAATTGTCCAAGTAGGATTTGCACCAACATTAAATGAAAATGCAATTAAAGCAGCTTGTTCATGATCAGGCATTTTAAGAATAGCATTATCAGAAATGCATTTGTATAGTTGTTTGCAAGTAGTATTTATATTAAAATCTAAATCACTATCAGCAACTTCTGGAGTAATTTCCATTCCCATACGAACACTGTGAGTATTTCCATAACCATCAGTAGGAATACCAGCACTGTCAAGGTACGGAACTGAACGATAACTTTCAACTTTCTTTAAAAAAGCTTTAGCAAGTAACTTTGCCTGTACTGTAAACATTGTTATTATCCTATGATGAATTTATTCAAAGCAATTAGGAAATGCCAAACAAACGGCAAACTAAATCCAATGATTTTCCAGCAACCAGTTATTGCGCCAAATGCACCAGCAACTGTAATAAACATTTTAAACAATGCTTCTTTTTGTCCCATTAATATGAATGGTTTGTGTTTTGGGTCTTCAGTTATAAAACTTGTTTGCAAACTACCTACAGTTGTTTTAATTTCTTCAACTGACTTTTTTATAAGTTTTTGATTACGAATTGATTGTTTACTTTGATTTTGCAACGTTAGAAGATTTTTAGCTGTAAAAGTACGATGTTCTTCTAAACAAGCATGTAATTGATCAAGACCCTGTGCAATATCCGATATAGTCGGATTATCAGGTAATGGTTTCATTATAGCCATTATTTGCACTTCATGACAAAAGAAAAGCCTCTAACCAACGTCCGTGAAACGTCAGCTAGAGGCTTTTCCCTCGCAACCTGCCGGGATCACACCGTAGCGTTAGGGTGCGTCGCTCGGCTTGTCAACAACGCTCGTCTCAATACCTAATTTCTTATTTTTCAAAACACCATGAAAAGTTTTAAGATAACGAGGTCTATCGGTTTGTTTGTCATTATAATTGATTACATATTCTTCAACTATATCATCAGTTTCAACTTTAAATACAGTTACTTTTATAAAACACTTGTTCGACATTTGATCTCCATAACTTCAAACTTATTGTATAAATAATACACACCAAGCATTTCACAAATTTCTATTACAGCACTTATTGCATTTTTATGTTTGCGAATAAATGGACCATGATAGCGTTCCACTTTAATCAACCAAGCATTTGTATATGTTGGTCTTTGTTTTGTAAGTTTTCTCATAACTTATCTTTTCCACTATATCTTGTTTGTGGACCGCGACCAATCTTTTGATTACCTAAACCAACTTGTTCGCGGTATAACAATCTATCTATTTCATATTGTTTTTGTTTTTCGTTTTGTTCGCGTTTGAAGTCTTCAATTGTTTTAGTCAAAGTTTATTCTCCAACCTTCAATCCAAGTTGATTTTGGTTCAATATCATTAAGATAACTAATTTCAACTTGTGGGTGAATTACAACATCTTGTATTCTATACATTATACCAGTAATCACATATACAAACGAATGATCATCAACTTTACAACTTGAACCAATTTTATTAACCCACTCTGCTTGCGTTAGTTTATTAATCACTATAATTTCCCCAAGTATTGAAGGATTGTATCGCGAGCATCTTGCCAACCATAACAAACAACAACTTTATAACCTTGTTGTTCAAGTTTATCAAAAACTTCATTTTGTTTACTTGAAGTTATACCAACTTTTGGTTTCTTCATTTCAATGAATAAACCATTATATTCAATAATAGCACCTTGTTCTAAAAATGCCGGAACCGGCAACATCAAATCAGGAACGCCAGCTTTAACGCCTTCAGCTTTTGCTCTAGCGCCACGTATTGCATCACCGTGACCTTGATTATGAATAGCAAATAATAGTTCAAGTTCAGGAATTGAAGATTGTAAATTATCTCTATTCCATAAAGCTGCACCTTTTATTGTATAACTACTATCTTGATTTGCAGAATGAACACCATGCTTTGCACACATATTAGCCCAAGCAAATAAAGCTCGTTGATGTGCGTGTTCGCTACCAGATTTGGCTAGTTGATCAGGCGTCATTTTTTCACCTTACCAATTAAGAACAACAAACCAGCAGTTTGAATGAAAAATACAATTACCATCAAAGCAATAAATACACCTTGACCAGTAACAACATTTTCTAATGATTTAACTTGAAGTGCTAATGTCAGTTGACTGTCTAAAATTGCTTGAGTATCCATTATTTAAAATCCTCTGATTTAGTTCCAAACAACTCATGTAATGACATAGCTGTTTGAACATTATTTTCAAGATCATCTAAATCTAATTCTTTAGCAAATACTTCATCTTCAATAAGTATTTGTTTTGTTTGATGAAGTATTAGATGACTTACATTATATTGAATGTCTTGTTCAAAACAAATAATTTGATGTAACAATTCACATTCATTACATTTGAAACTAATACGATAAGGTTTGTCTTTCATTGTTTTACCTTTGTTTGCCCACATTAAGCGGCAAGCGAATTTAGCACGTCTCGCGACCGACGCCAAACGAAACCTAATTTTCTAAATAGTTATAGTTTGAGCACTAACAATAGCAGCAATTCAAATACTACAGTATTTCCCAATGTCTATGGGCAAATGTCTATAAAATTGTTAAAGAGAAATAGGCCGATTAAACCCCTATTTTCCCTCTACTTACTTAATAAATATAATAAATATAATCTTTAATACAGTAAGTATTTCTCTTAATTTATCAATTGAACAATCATTTCAAAGCATAATTTCAAAGTTCCAACAATTCAATCATTTCAAATTTATTTAAAATCTATTTATATCCCCTTTTTTCATTTATCCATTAGATTAGATTATACCCGATTTCCTCAACGATTTCAGACACTTACGGGTTTAATGGCCATTACTCTTTAATATCGTTTGACCATTTCATAGACATTCGCCTACAACACAAGCCCTTGCGAAAGGAATAACATGGCAAATACTGATCCAAAATACCCAATAATTGAAACTCCACCTAATGCTTTTGATAATGTGGGTAAAAGAAAGAAGAAATATCCTTTTGATGATCTTTCTATTGGTCAATCGTTTATTATTGACAAACCTGATGTAAATAGAGCTACTTACATTACGCTTTGTTATCGTAACAGTGTTGATGGTAAAAAATTCACAGTCTTTACCGTTCCTGGAAATACTAGATATATTGCAATTGGAAGGCTTAAATAATGCAACGTCGTAAAGTTCAAACTGAAGAAATTATTCAACACACTCAAAACATAAAGCTTGATGCAGCTATTATGTTTTTTGGTTTAGTGCGTAATCAAATGCCTGAATATGGGCCAATGTTGTCGAGAGTGTTTGGCGTTAAACCGCGTCACATTATTGACCGCTCGTTGTGGCTTCAAACGCAACCGGAGGATTATACGCAATTGGTTGCTGAATATATGGTAGGTCAAATGTTATCTTGTAACTTGGCTGATTTTTACGCTGGCGTTAAAAATGATATTCCTATCGAAGTTCCAGACGTTGCCTCACAAGAACGTGATAAAAACTTCAATTAATAGGCTTGACGCTCTTAGAGCCAATTAGAGCGCGCTACAGGGGTTTTGATGGTGCTCGGCCATGTTGGTACGAAAAAACTTCTCGAAGGTCTGTAGCGCGTTTTCCTATTTTGTTCCGTTGAAAAACTCTCACACATTATAAGGGACAAACTTTTTTCAAAAAAATTTTGGTTTGGGGCTTGCTTTGATTTTTGAAATGATGTTTATGTTGATTGTCAGCGACGCAAGTGACTTCGGTCCCCGCCACTGACCAAGCGGCTCTTAGGAACGCGCTGGAACAGGTACCGGATTTGGATCGGTGCATCTTCCTTGCGGAACTGGTTTAGAGCGTTTGCTAAACCCCGGTGACAAACTCCCATATGACATACGCTTAGACGTGCTCTGTGCTCAGAAGCGCCGGACGGTTTAGATAAACCCACAAATCAATGTGGGTTTATTTAAACTGGAGAACAACAAATGATCTACGGTATTTGGAGAATTTGCAGTGCGGGCCACGTCTTAGAAGGTTACGCTAAGAAAAAAGATGCAATCTTGAAATTGGCTTACTGGAAAGAAAGCGGTTTTGTTGCTTATGCAATTAATGACCATGGAGATAAAATCGAACAACTTTAACTTTAAAAACTTCCTAATCTATATGGTTAGGAAACTTGTAAAGTTAAAACAAATGGAAAAACAAAATGTATGTAGTTAATCGTAAAATCTACTTCTCACTTGCTAAGGCAATTGAAGTTGCCAAGCGTGAACATGCTACGGTGTTGGTCAAATGATGTACGTTGCAGAGGAAGATTTCTATCAATTTGGTTATTGTTGGGTTTATTTACCCGGTGAATATGGTGATTGTTTACTTCCATTTAGTTTATACTCAAGACAAAGTTGGTTGGAATATTGGTGGTATTGACCTAGTAGTCTGATCATTCTTTTTGAGTGATCAGCGTACTAAGCCAATTGGGTTTAGGTTTGGAGATACCAATATGCGTAAAATTCTAATTCTTGTGTTGGGTTTGTCACTTAGCGCGTGTGCTAGTTATGACAACTATGCTCAAACACTTCCACAATATAAGGCTCACAACCCCAATCGTTGCTATTCGAACATGAGCTTTTATTCCCTAACGCCGTCTGATCCGCGAGCGGCGACTATGGTTGCAACTGTCAACAGTGATTGTTGATTGACCTTCTAGCCTAACAATCTTTCTAGGTTGTTAGTGTAGTAGGCCAACGCTTACTGATCGGGAATTGTCCCGCAAACGAAAGTCTAAAAACATGGAATTGATGCAGGCGTCCAATCAATGGGCGAGCCGTCCAGATGATCAACGTTTTTGTTCGCTGACTGAACTAAACGACTTTGTTCGTTCGCAACGTGAACACTCGCTTCAAAAGGTTGTATCGAGCCGTAAGCTGCAAGCTGTTCCGGTTGAGGATACCGACAACAAGGGTCTGATGCTTGTTGGACCTAACGGCAATCCTGTTACGCCTAGCAATTGGTCATTTGGTCAATTGGCTGGTCGCGCCGATTGTCCTGTTGGCTATATGCGTCGTCTTCCGGCCCCAATTGCCGCTGACTGTATAAATTGGGGTTTGCGTAATCGTGATATTGAGGAAGTTGGCGTTTTGCTTCGCAAGGATGAAGGTCAACAATTCGCCGACCTTGGCGCGCTAACCGGCCCTAACTATGGGCGTATTTGGAACAACGAAATCTCTCAATCGTTGGTCAATCGTTTCGGCGATGGCATTACAGGCGATTTCAGGGTTCCGGGTGAGTTTGGCCAGCAAGTCGAAGTGACTAAGGCCAATACCACTCTCTACGCTAGTGATCGCGACATGTTCGTTTTCTTGGCGGATGAAACCAATCGCATTACTGTTCCCAATCGTCGCCATGGCAAGTCGGGTGAAATGGCGCGCGGCTTCTTTGTCTGGAATAGCGAGGTAGGCGCTTCTACATTCGGGATTGCAACATTTTTGTTTGATTACGTCTGCATGAACCGCATTGTGTGGGGTGCTCAAAACTTCAAGGAAATTCGTTTGCGTCATACGTCTGGCGCTCCAGATAGGTTCATTGAGCAAGCCGCACCGGCTTTGATGCGTATGGCGAACGAAGATACGTTTTCGATTGTCGAGAGCATTGAAGCTGCTAAGCAAAAGCGGATCGGCGATCAAGACGATGTTAACGAGTTTCTCGCTAAGCGCTTCTCTAAGTCTGAAGTGAAGGCTATTAATCTCGCTCACTTTAAAGACGAACAACGTCCAATTGAAACTCTTTGGGATGCTACCACTGGCGTTACGGCTTATGCGCGTTCGATTAACTTCCAAGATGAACGTGTTGAACTTGAACGTAAGGGTGGTGCAATTATGGCTATGGCTGCTTAACCTTAGCTGTTTCCTCACTGGCGCAAGTCAGTGAGGTTTCACCTAATGTTAGTGCAAATAAACAGGAGATGAAAATGGTTAAGCTTACAGTTAATGAATTGATAGCTCTTGATCCGTGCAATCTAGAAGAAAGACTTGCTAGATTTGGCAAGCTTAAGAGCATGAACGCTAAACAAGCGTTCAAAGCTGGTTTTACTATTAAAAATTTGACTTGGGTTGCGGCTCGTAAAGGTCACAAAGATTTGCTTGTTAAATTTGCTTTGAAATGCGCGCAATCTGTAGATTATCTAAATACAGACCTGCGCGTTCAAGCGGCCATTGATGCAGCACAAGCTTGGATTAACAACCCTACAAAGGAAAACCGCAAGTTAGCTGCTTATGCTGCTGCTGATGCTGCTTATGCTAGACAAAAAGAAATAGCAAAACAACAAAAGTGGTTTGTTGAAATTTTTGACGGTGTAGAATAATGAAACATTTAGGAATTAGATATGCTGTTGCGTTAAAAACTACTGAACTTAATGCAATTTCAAATCTTGCTACTTATGAAGATTTAGAAAGGGCTGAAAAAATTCGTTTAAATAAATGTAAACAATACAAAGGTTGGGATTTTGTAACTATCGAAATCACTTATGAACAGGTGACACATGAAGCCGATTAAATTTAACTTGCGCTTTGATAAAGGTCCAGGTCCTGTAAGTCCTGGATTTATCGAAGCTGAAACTATGGCAGGTGACAGCTTTCAAGTAGGTTTGTGGTGCGAAAACGAAGACGGAACTTGGTTTCTACAAATTGACTGTTCTGATATTTATCAGGCTGGTTGGAATGCTGGAAACAAGTCTGGAAACGATTTCCCAAACAGAGGTTGATTACGAAGCTGTCGAAACGGAACATCAAAAACCAAATGCTGAAGGCTGAAAAGCGCCAAGGCAAAGCGCCGCTTATTTCTAAATATGCGGCTAAATTTAGAGGTGTTGAGAATGCAGGTAACAAATCAGAAAATAAAAACGCTTGACGCTTTTTTAGGTGGAATGATTGCGGGAGGGATTGTTACCGCAATTTTCTACACCATATGTTTTATGGGTTGACACTTCAAACTCGACCAATCTAAAACCCAATCTCTAACCGCGCTTTGAGGCGCATCACTCTTAAAGGAATTTACACCATGGCTAGGGTCGCTGAAACTACTGTTGAACAAACTTCGGAACAAACCGCCCCGGCTCGCACTCCGGTTACTGAAACTGGCGTTGCACTTCTGGCGCGCATTAAGTCGTCTCCCGCTGGCTATATGATGCTGACGCAAGCTGAAGGCGCGGCTATCGTTGCCGCTGGTCAAGCCACTGTTAACACGGATGGCGCTCAAGCTGACGGTACGGCTCCGGTCTACCTAACGCCTGTTGGTGAAGCCGCTCTCGCCGCAGCTACTCCCGCGCAAAAGCGTACTGCAACCATTGTGGGCGCGATTGTTAAGGGAATTGCTCCTCCGGCTGTTACTGGCCGTAAGGGTCGCACTCGCGGTTCTAAGTATCCGTTTGATACGATGGAAGTTGGCGACAGCTTCCACATTAGCGCTTCGCTTGAAGATACTAACCCGCTCTCTAGCGTTCAGTCGTCTTTGACTCTGGCGCGTGAAAAGTATTCGGAACCTGTTTTTGAAGCTGACGGCACTACGCCGGTTATGGAAACGGTTACGGAAACTGTTTATTCTAAGGATGAGGCTGGTAAAATTCTAAAGGACGCTGACGGTAAGCGCATCATTGCGTCTAAGACCAATGTGCAAAAGCAAAAGACTAAGCCGACGCGCGTTTTCGTTGCTGCGGCTGTTGATGCTTCCGATCCCGAAGGCGTTGGCGCTCGTATCTGGCGCACGGCGTAATAACTTTGCGGAAGTAGCTTAAGGAAAGCGCTGGATAGCCTAATCTTGATATTTCGGTTCGATACCGGACTTCCGCTTCAAATAGATAGCCGGTTAGGGGAAACTCTAACTGGCTATTTTTTAAACCTAATTCCTACTAAATCAATAGGTGTAATAAATTAACAGTTTGACCGATCGAACGAAGCCCTGGCCGTGAACAAGGAATGAACGTGCGATAGCGGGCCTGGAAGGGGTGCTACGGCCGTTTTGAGGGGTTTGGGCTATATGGGTAGCTGACAGGTGCTCCGAGGGTGTCAGACGAGCGTCCTACGCGGTCACTTTTCGGGCCTGAAGCGCTTGGGATCGGCAACGGCGTAAGCTTTTTGGCTGGTATGAAACAAAGCCTGCATTTGAGACTTAGACATTTCACGCAAGGCCTCGCCATCAAGCAACACCTTCAATTGGCGTTGTATGGCGTTCGTTGATCCGAGCTTATCAAGACGGAATGAAGCAACCGCAATCAATCTGCGATTAATAGCAGCATATGGAATTACGCCAGCTTCATACATTTCCATGCTGACGCCGTACTTTTCCCAGAACTTAAGCGGCTTGCTGGAATATTCCGATATCACACGGATTAAATCTTGCTGTTGTTTTCTCTCACTCGAACCATTAACAGATTGGCCAACTTCATCATTAGTAAATTTACTTATTAAATTTTCATTTTGAGAAGAAACAAATTCAATGCACCACTTAGCATTTTCTACAGTTATAATCGGATTAATCCAATCAATGCCCACACTAATGACAGCGGCTAATTTAAGCGCTTTTACGTGCGAGCGTGACCATAATTCTTTAGTTACACCAAATTCAGAATTGTTGTTTTTATCTGTGCATTCGTAACTAAACTTATCCATTAAGTGTTTGGCTTCTGGCGTCATCGCAACATCATGCACAATATTTTGACTTTGCGCGCCTAAGCAAGCTGCACATAAAGTTGTAAGCTTTTCAATCAAATAGAATGGCGGCTTTACATTTGTTTCTCGATAATACGGAACTTTACCTTTAAACTCAATAATCAAGAAACGCGGCAATAGACCAGACTTGACCATACGTTCGTCTAAAGCTGCATAAAATTCATCTCCTGTACTTTCACCAATCAATGTTAAACTAGGAGCAATAACAATTGGAATGTTCTTTTGCTTATCACTATAGGCAGTAAAATCAAACACATTGCCTTTACCGCTTTTATTAAACAATTGAAGTAACGCGGCTTGAACAGTATGCATATAATGCCGATCGTTCGACATGTTGTTTAGCTTCAAACCAAATTCAGAAATAATAGAAAACAAAGCTGGAGTTTTATCAAAACAACGGATCAAGCCCGGCGCTGACACTAGCTCACCAGGACCTCGAAACTCAGCCGCAGCGGGAACGCTAGTACATACAGCGTTCATAATGTTTGCAATGCCGTTAGCCATCGCTTCTTTGCCCGATCCAGTAGGAGAAAGCAAAAGAACATATTGATTTAAGCCAGTGCGGCTAATATTATAAGCACGTCCGGTTATACCAGCAATCAAACCAATAGCGCCAGCTAAAGCAATCTCTGTAATAGGAGTAGGAGAATTATCATAAATATATTGTGCAACTTCGCCAATCAAACCGGGAGGAAACAATCCCAAAGTTGGAACATCAACAGGCAATTCAACAATTGCGCTAAGTTGGTTGTTTTTAATAACTTCATCAAATTTTATCTTTAGAGCTTCCACGTCAATTGGAGGCAACTCCCTGTCAAACGACTTTTTAACCATGTATTCGACATATGCCGCACGGTCGCCTCTGTGTGCATAATTGTCTTTGGGTGTTTGTCCCAAAGCAGAAGCACGGAAAAGCCTTCTAATTTGTTCTCTGTTTTTAGTATAGAACGTAATAATATCAACAAGAGCAAAATCAGCCTCACTTTGAGACGGGTAATCACTGAAATCTCCATTCCATAATTTAACAAACTTCTCACCATTTAACGCTTTAGACGCCCGGTCGATAATAACCGCATCCGGTTCTTTTTCTTCTGTTTCATACTCAACGGAATATTCGGTCGCTGGTCCGCCCATTTGTTCCCACAATGACGTGAGGACTTCTTGTCGGTCATTAATGACGAACTTATTAGAGTGTACGTTCCCGGTAATACAAAAATATCGTTCGCTTGAATAGACTTCGATATTTGCCCTTCTACGTCCGTGTGGAACATTTCCTCTAACAATGATGTGAAGTCCTCGTCCAGATTGTGAGAGTTCAGAGTAACTATCAAAATCCGAGAAGATTTTAAGTTGTCGTTCATAATCTTCTGCAACTCCGTGAGTATCGTCTAAATCAATACCAGTGAAAGGATCGTTAGCAGTAAACACGAACCCAATACCAGTGAAACCGGAAATTCCGACAGGTGTTGAGGGGTCAACTGCACTTCTACATGTAAATTCAATAGAAGCAACGTCAGCGAAATCAGCCCAATCGCCAGGATTAGTGACAGACGCTTTATGTCCAGTACGAACATTATATGGAACTTTCGTATCTTTTCCATTTAGTTTTTTCTCCAAACGCCAGACAACCCATTGCCTATATTGGCGCATTTCGCCAGGAACATTATGAAACACTTGTTACCCCGAAACTAAATAGCAATTTTGTTTTCGTTTAAATATTCTTCTAGAAGTTTTATATAAGCAGGGGAAGGTTGTTCAGACTTACCGGCAATTAATTGCTGAAGCCAACGTTCGCTAACACCAATTTTATCAGCGATATCTCTAAGAAATACATTACGGGGTCTTTTTAATAAACGTTCACGCACTAACAATGCATGGTTATCTTTAATCATCATTGTGGGCATAATTAAACCTGCTCGAAAAATGAGCGCTTAGCCTAGAGCCACAAAAAATGTGTGTCAAACACAAATTAGCGCTTGCGCATCATTCGGAAACATGCGCTCTGTCTTAGCCCGGCGTCGAGCCGGTATCTAACTTTTTTAAAAATTAGGAGACTACAATGGCTGGCTGGCCTTCAAATGAACCGTCTGTTCAACCCGAACTGACGCCTGAACAAATCATCGCCAATCGCGACGCTGCTATTCAAGATTGGCTTGATCGTCGCGCGAAGTTGGTTGAAATCAAAGAGACTGAAATGGTGGCGCGGACTGGCGTCGCTAAGATGCTTTTCCCCAATCCTTCTAAAGGCACACAACGTTTTCCCCTTGGTGGTGGTTATGCGATCAAGCTGGTTCATAAGCTGAACTATACGCTTGGCGACGCTAATAAGGTAAACGGCGAAGGCGGTAAAGTTTCTCGCGCTGATCAAGTTTTCGAACTTGAAGCCAAGATGGCTGCGCTAGGCGAAGTTGCATGCGTTCTAACTGACAGGCTAATTAAGTGGACACCTGAACTTTCTGTAACTGAATACGATAAGCTTGATTTGTCCGATCCAGTGCAACTGCAATTGCGGAACTTGATTGACGGTATTCTAACAGTCGCTCCCGCTGCACCTGCACTTGAATTTGAAGAACCGAAGGTGAAATGATGACTTGTAAAAATATTCTAATTGAAAGTGGAAAATCTTTCATCGCTCACAAATGCGTTGATTGTATTGACGGTGTATGTGTTGAAAGTCGCTTTCTTAATAAAGATGGAGAAGTTACTCAAGCTTTCAAAACAACCTATATTGTATTTAGGTCAAACGAAGGTCTTGAAGTTGCAACTGTTAAAAACAGTGGCGCAAACAATACACGACAAGTTGCAATTGAACGATATAACGGTAAGTTCGAAATCATAAATCGTGCGGAAATCATTGTTGAAAAAGAAAATAAGCACGATGCTTTAGAAGCCAAGTTGCGCGGCGAAGCTGTTGATATCCAATACAGAGATTTTTACCTTGCTGCGCTTAGTGCTTATAATAGAGCTAAGTTTTTGTTTCAAAGTAAAGTAGACGAAGCTATTCAAAAGGTTCCAGAATGAAACTTTCGGAACTTTTTAAAGAAGAATGTGAATTTCGTTATTCTGTTGCGTATGAAAGTGCAATGGAAGGTGGTTGCATGTCGGTTTGGGTTGATGCTGAAGAAAGAGCTAATATTATTTCTGAAGTGCAAGAATTATTTAGAAATGTTTTAAATGCCGAGAAAGATATAGAAGTATGAGCATTCTTTCAAACGTCAGTGCTGGCGCATCTAGCGAAGGTCAACGTATTATCATCGCTGGCGTTGAAGGGGTTGGTAAGTCAACGCTTGTGGCTAATGCTCCGCGTGCGTTGTTCGTGCCTATGGAACTTGGATATGCTTCCATCTTGACGCCCAAGACGCCGCTGCTGACGACTTACGACGATGTCTTCACACTATTAGATGAAATTAAATTATCAGTTCAGTCTAACAGAAATCAGTTCATGACATTGAGTTTTGATAGTGCAACTGCACTTGAAAGACTTATTCATACTAAAGTTTTGGAAACTGATCCTGATGTCGTCAAAGCAAGATTGGCCAAACAACCCGACCCGAAAAACCTCACCATGGAAACAGCGCACGGTGGTTACGGTAAGGCTTATAATTTGGCTAATGATTACTTCTCGCGTTTCACACGTTATTGTGATGAATTGGCTCGTTACGGCAAACTTAATATTGTTATTACATGCCACGTATTCCCAAGTCTTGTTAAAGATAGTGCTTATGGGGAATATAATTCTTGGGATTTACTTTTGCATAGTCCTAAAAACGATAAGACTTATGGTAAAAGGGAATTAATCACACAATGGGCCGACATGATTGGTTTTCTGCACGAACCTTTGTTTGTACAGAAAGCCGAGAAAGGTCAGTCTTTGGTAAAAGGTATTTCTGCTAATCAAGGGAGAGTGTTAGCTGTAGATAGAACGCCTGGATGGGTTGCTAAAAACAGATACGGTTTAACTGGTACTATTCCAATTCCTAAAGAAAACGGATGGAATAGCATTGCTAATGCCATTTACAATAGTAGTGGTATCGATCTTTGGAACAGAGACGTTTAAGGAATTTAAAACTATGGTTGCTCTGAATTTTAACGCTCAACAATATCAACCGCAATATGGCGGTGGTGGTGGTTTGCCAGCCGGTCCAGATGGTGGCCCGGTTCGATATAAGGTTGTGATTAGCAATACTGAACAAAAGCCCACAAGTAAGGGCGACGGTGGTTATCTTGCTTTTGAGCTTACTTGCATTGAAGGCCCTCAACAAGGTGTTAAGCAAAGCGATAACTTGAACCTTTGGAACCCTAGTCAAAAGGCTGTTGAAATTGCCAATAAGCAACTCTCAGCTTATTGCCATGTGACTGGCAAGTTTGTTGTTAATGATAGTATGGAACTTTGTAATATTCCGTTTCAAGTTGAAATTCGTAAGCAAAAGAATGGCGACTATACGGAAGTTAGCGGAGTTTTTGATATCAACGGTAATGAGCCGGGTAAGTCTGGCGCTGGTGCTCAAGTCGCACCGGCCCCGGCTCCCATGCCGCCAGCCGCCCAAGTCGCTCCGGCGCAGCAACAATGGGCTCCTCCTGCGCAGGAAGCCGCTCAGCAGCCTCAAGCATCGCCTCCGCAGGCGTGGGGTGCGCCTCAACCTCAAGCGGCCCCTGCACCCGCTCAACAGCCGCAATGGGCTCCCCCTGGCGCTGTTGCACCGACCGCCCCGGCTCCTGGCGGATGGGGTGCGCGCTAATTGTTAAGTTAGAAATAACTTAGCTTTGTTTGTCCCTTTGATTGTCTTCAGCCAGTCGCAATTAGAGGGACATTCTAAACTAAGTTTAAGGGCCTTTGGCGGAATTGGTAGACGCGCCAGACTTAAAATCTGTTGTCTTCGGACGTGCCGGTTCAATTCCGGCAAGGCCTACCACTATTAAGGATGAAACAAACTAAAGGAAACATTAATGTTATTCAGAATTCTACAAGATGATATTGTTTCATTTCTATATACTAACTATCGTGGAGAAAAAACTCTCAGAAGCGTAAAAGTAATTTGTATTGAATATTACGATCAAAGCGAATGGCACCCTGAAGAAAAATGGTTTTTGCGTTGTTTTGATTTTGAAAAAGAAGCAGATAGATGTTTCACTTTTAGTGGTATTGACGCAGATAGTATTGTTTGGACATCTAGAGTAAAATGATAGTTAACTTAGAAGACCCTTTTGAGCGTGCAAAGTTAGTCAAGCGTATTCAAGATGATATCGATGCGTTCTGTAAACAAGAGTTTGCAGAAGACCCACGTACGCACTTAGGAGCTTCTATCATTGGCCACGATTGTCAAGCTTATGCTTGGAATACGTTTCGTTGGTTGAAGTTTGAGAACTTTGAAGGTCGCATGTTGCGGTTGTTTAATCGTGGACATGAAGAAGAAACTAGATTTTGTCGTTGGCTTAGAGGTATTGGATTTCAGGTAAGAGAAGTTGATCCCGATACCGAAAAACAATTTAGAATAAGTGGCTGTAAAGGTCATTTTGGAGGATCGCTAGATGCAATGGCTAAAGCGCCAGAGCGTTACAACTTGCCTTATGATCTAATTCTATTGGGGGAGTTTAAAACCCACAATGACAAGTCATTTACAAAGCTTAAGAAAAGCGGTGTTCAGATATCTAAGCCAATGCACTTTAGACAAATGTGTAGCTATGGCCGTGCTTATGGTTTTGGATGGGGTTTGTATTGTGCTGTCAATAAAGATAATGATGAGTTGCATTTTGAAATAGTTAAAATAGATGTGAGACAAGCTGATGATTTGTTCCGCAAAGCTGATGGAATCATTTTTAGCCAAACAAGACCTGCTAAAATTGCACAAACAGCGACCTATGTTGACTGCAAATATTGCGACTTTGCGGACCTCTGCCACGGTAAAGACATTCCAAGTAAAAACTGTAGAAGTTGTGTCCGAGCAATCCCGGTCGATAATGCTGAATGGTTTTGCGAACTATACTGTCAAAACATACCTAAACATATAATTCCTGTTGGTTGTGATAGC